TCGGTTGAGTTCTGCCAGCAAAAGCCCGCGCAATTGCTTTTCTTTGAACTTGAGGGTTTTGTATTCGTCATTTGCCTTATCGGTGCGCTTCTTGACCTCAAGCAACTGATCGGCAAGTTTGTTGAGTTGATCCATATTATTTGTTTTTTGGTGACTTATCTTTATATTTCAATACGATAGCTAATGCCTTCTTGTTGCCTTTCTTGTGAAGTGCTTGATGGTTACAACCTTGACAACAAGCCAACAAAAATGTTTTGGAATACTCAAATTTTTCTGTTGTTTCTTGATCCATATGTTATTCTTTTTTGCCGTCTTTATGATGCTGACCTTCTTCGTGGTTGCGACCTTTCTTTTTGAAACCACAAGAACACCACTTCTCACTGCTTCGCTTTTTTTGACACGTCTTTTTTGGATTTCTTTTTGTTCACAATGTTTGTGCAGTTCCATAAAAGCGTCAAGGATACCCACATACTTCTTTACTTCCATAAAGATTTGTGGCATTGTATGAGTTCCCTTGCATCTTTCACAGAAAAGTTCTCCATTTTTACGAAGTTTTGTCCAAGTCATTTTTATAAAGTGAAGGATGAAAACATTTTCCACACAGCACATTCTGTTGTCTGTTTTTCTTCTCAAACATTTCAAATAAACCATCACTCATAACCACTTGTCTTTTACATTTTCCGCACACAACATCACGGGAGTAAGATTTGTTTTTTTCAACACGCCAAACATCATTGCTTTTCGGGTCAAAATCTTCGACAGCAGAAACTACAACAATTGTATCTTCGGAAAGTTCACTCAAGAATTTTGCGAATGGTGCTATTTTTTTGAGAAATTTTAGAAGTTGTTTGCGCTGTGTTTTTGTGTTCATTTTTTATAAGGACTTCTTCTTCGAGCTTTTCAAACTCTTTGAAGCACTCTCGAAAGCACTTTTTTATTTTTGCAAGATCGCCTCGATAAACAATATAGTATCCCAAACCCTCAATTCCACCTAAAGATATTCTAAGAGCTATCGGATCATCTTCCTTTTTCAAAATTTTGATTGGATTGTTCATGTTATTTTTTCAACATCTTTTTTAGCCCCTCAATATCGCCTTTCATCAAACCATTTGCGGCAAGGGTATCAATAAATTCATCAGAGTTTTGCATAAACCACTGCTTGATTTGGTCAAAGGCATAAAATTGGGACATCGGATGTCCCCAACCAAAAATTTGATGCACCCCCTCCATATCAAGTCCGAATTTTGTCACCTGCTCAACACTGCAACCCATACCTGAAAAACTCTCCCACCGATATAATATTTCTCCGGTTTCCAAATCTTCAATGGTCACTCGATATTTCTTTTGGGGTCTGCCGACCTCAATCACCATTTTATTTTTGAGTTTGTTGATATTCATATGAATGTTTTATCTTGGCACTCTTGACAAAGACCACTGATGCCGTATTCCTTGCGACTCAAAGCATCACGAAATTCAAAGACATCTTTACCGCACCAAGTGCATCGTTGATCCAAGATTGCCTGATCACGCCTTTTGAATATATCTGCGATTGAAAAGTTTTTACAACGACAGTTGAATTTTTCCATAATCATTCCCATCCGGCAGGAGGGTCGCCATAGTCATTTGCACCGCCTTCCGGCTGATATGCCAATAATGACTTGATGATCCGGCTTGCCTGCTCTTTTGTCATTTTGGTATGATCTTCGACTTTGATGCCAAATTGTTTTTCAATGCTTGTGACTGATTTCTGCCCGCAAAGTTTTTTGATAAGTTCTCTCTGTTTTTCGGTTGCCGGATCACCACCCGTTACCGGCTGACCGCCCATATTGGTTGGTTGTGTCCTTGCGGGTTCTCTGACCGGCTCACGTTCGATCCCCTCCATTTCTTCAGCCGGTGTTGGCTTATATCCGGCAAGCACAACAACCCAAGCAAACGCATTGCGAAGGGCTTTGGCGGCGGCGCGGGTCTGTGCCATCGAGCGCAACTGAAAGTCATCCCTATTCGCCCAATTCTTTTCTTCTCGCATACAGGATGCTTCTGCCGCAGTTATCAATTCACCGCCACGAAGCACTGTTGCTTTCGCTTCCCATCCGATCTTTTTTCCTTCATCATCTTTGATTGGCTTTGTCCATTCTGTTCCGACTGTTGCACCATAAAAACGACCAACAGTTTGCCAATCTTCAAACTCAAGATACTGTTCGCCGTTGATAACCACCGGCTTCTTTTTAGATTGAATAATCGTGACCAATGCCTTTGCCGCTTTTGCCGCGAACTCAAGTACCTTTTCAGGATCACCCTCAAGGCGCGAAAGCATTTGCTCTTGATGTTTTGTCATGGGCACAGGTACAACGCCCTGTTCCTTGACTTCTTCTTCGCCTTCACCCATACTTGATGAAGGCAACGCTTTCTTTCCATTTGCCATATAAGTTTTCCCAAACTTCACAAGCCCGTGCACAATGCGCGGGTTTTGTGTTTAGTTGGGGCGAGTTAGTTTGATGCCGCGAGGTTTATGTGGTTCGACAACCACACGCCCCTGACGTTCAAGTTCCTGAACCATCAGGCGTGCCCATTCGCGGGTATAGTTAAACCTCTCTGATATTTCAAACAATGTCGGCATAAACCCATTTTCCTCAAAATAAGTCAACAGGTATGCCAAAACATTGCGGGCGATTGCTTTTTTTGGTATTCTGTGCATACGTTTCATTATAGGTTATTGCAAGTTATATGTCAAGTTATACTTTTTATAGATGCGTCTATGCAAAATTAGGTGACAACGGGGGCAAAGAAGCAACAAGTTTTTCCTGTCATTATTCTTTCTATTCTTATCAATATGGTGCAAATGCAGTCCTACTTTGTTGCGACAAAATATGCAAGAACCTCTTGATTTTCTTTGTTTTTCCCAATACGACCTTTTTTGTTCTTTCAATTGTCTTCTATATGCACATTTTAGACATTGCTTTGCAACAATGGGTCGCTTATATTTTTTTGAACAATATGGGCAGGTTCGTATTTTATAGATTTGATACATATACTTTATAGTATCAATTGCAGTTTATATGTCAAATAATGAGAAACAAAAAGCAAAATCCCCGCCTATATGGGGTCAGTTGCAAATTTTTCCAAGAAGGGGTGTGACAAGAAAAGGCAAACAAAAAAGCCGTTTGCCTCTCCCGCAAGCGACTTCTTTGCATTGTATATCTCAAAATCCAATACTTATCGCCGTTGCAAAGAACTGATTATATTATACCATATTCAGTTTTATTCAGCATCGTGACCGCCACCAAGCGTGACGCTTTGGTTGGTTACGCTTCGCAGAAGTGCCGTGAGCAGTCCCATTCCTACCACGATATAGGGCAACCACTCAACCGGCACGATTGGCTTCACGGCTTCAAGTCCACCAAATGCGAACGTAAAAAGCGCGAACCACATTGTTTTTGATGTATAGTATTTTTTCATATTTATATTTTTAGTGTTTTGAGGGCTTTATCAATGAATGAGCGCGCCATCTTCAAGTCCATTGCCACACTCTCCGCATTTGAACGTATTGGGGGCGTATCAACGACTTCGGGGGGGGTTGCGAGCATTTGTGCCCAACCCGACTCTATTTTGCGCCCATAGCAGGAAGTGGGCTTGAAATACCTATGTGGTACGATCCTGTCCGGCGGTATTTTATATGTATCGGTCAATTCAAGCAACAATGATCTCAAACTCGCGATCTGCATTGGGCTTGGGGCTTCGTTGTCGAAGTTTCCGGCAAGGCAGATGCCAATTGATTTCCAATTCATTGACTTCTGCTTTGTGTGTGCGCCCACATCCTGATCCGCGCGCCCTTGCGTGATCTTTCCATCGGTATCAATAAAATAATGGTATCCAATATAATGCCCAAGCGAACTCCTGAAATTCCACCTTTTTTTATGATTTCTGTTCACGGCATAGAATGTTGTGGTGTCGCGCGCGGTTGCCGTGTGATGCACAATGATCCATTGGGGTTTGTTCTTTGCCATAGTTTTTATAAGATGTCAGCCGGAAGCACCCTTCGAGCAAACCCGACCTCGTTTGTTCAACAGGGTGCTGATGATACTGTTGGTGATATGTTTGAACCACCGCGAGTATCCCGCACCATTCCCTCAAATGGTACTTGCGGCGGGCATCAAGTTCTCCATAATTTGAACCACAGATTGATCAAAGCTGTTACCAAAATCGAAAAAGCAAAAGCAAAAAAAGTGGTGACTGCCCCGACCTTGCCGATGAAAAGTTCGTGCCTTTGAACCTTCTTTGAAACAGATGCGATGTGACCATTTTGTTCCGTCAGTCGCCGGTCAATAGTTTCCAACCACTTATTGATATATCCTAATTCTGAAAATAATTTGTGGGTTTCTTTATCGTTCATATTACCAGATATTTGTGATCAAAAGTTCTGTTGCTGAAAGTGAAATGCCAACTTTGCGGGTGACAACTCCGGCAGATGTTGAAATTGCGCCATCTGTATCTGAAAGAAAATGTTGCTTTCCCGCAGTCAATCCCGAAAGAACAGTCACAATTCCTGTATGTTGAATAACCACAGTTCCACCATCAACTGCGGCGGTGAGTACAAAACCGATAAACTCATTGCTTTTATCTGCCGTCAATGCCGATGCTTTGAAAACAAACGGGCCGGTAACAACACCGCCGATAATCTTCACTCTCCAATCAGCTATTCCACCCACGTCAGGAGAAAAAGTTGATCCGTCAGTGGATGTAAGGGCTTGACCAGTCGCATATGGATTATTGTCATTTCTATTCTGACCATATAAATTACTTGCGTCTAATGCACCAGTCCTTTCCCACACAACATGAAACTTTTGGTTTGCCGAGAAAAGTATCTCCTTGTCTAATGCGATTGTTTTATCGGCAAAACTTGTAGAAAGTGAGGAAGCCGCAATTGTTCCCGATGCTAATATAACTCCGTCAGGATCGCCGGAACCATCATCAAGTTGCAAACTCATCTTTACACTATCACTTGGTGAACCAATCTTTTTTAGTGCCACCACTACTGTATCAATCGCAATCGCAGAACTTTCTTGAAAACTTTGTGCCAATTTATGAAACTCCACACTATCCCCAAAAGACCTTTGAGTTGAGGCGTTTCCGTCATCAGGAATATCAACATGAGTTGTTGATGATCCATCGCTTTCTAATGATAATCTTGCCGCATTTCCAACATCCAATGTTTCTCCTGCTTCTTTACTTGTCTTTTGCTTATCATCAACATATTTTTTTCTTGTTGCCTGATTGTCGGTAGTCGGATCGGATGCCGGCAAAATAGGGATCGAAAGAAATGTCTTGATCCCCGTGAAAATTTGAGCAATTTTGTTGAGCAGGTTCTTATTTGCAACCAAATCTGCATCATCAATGGGCGAGCCGCCGGCTTCTCGATGGTGCTGTCCGAGCATATCTGCTCGAAGATTGTTGTATTCAGATGCCTTTGCATCATTTCCTGCAACAACATCTGTTGATTGTAGTGCCATATATTTATTTCAAAAAGTTTTTTCTTTTTGTTTTATCTCCCAATAGATGTTTTTTGTTTTTATAGTTTGCCTCGATCACCTTGACATTTTCACAAAATCCCATTGTATTCAATTTGTTCACAACAAAGTACGCTTCCACATCATTATTGACTTCCACCTTGATTGTGATGATTTGTTTTGCCATATCAGTTTATGTCGTATTGAACGTCAATGGTGAGGGTTTCTGACAGGGATTTTGTGATATTCACCCCAACACGGCTGAACATAACTCCTGTCCCGATTGTTATTGAACCATCAATCCACGTTGCTATTTCACGAAAAGTTCCTGAAACCTCCAATGCCGTAAAGAAAAAACTCAAGAACGCTTGCTTGGTTGCTGAAGTGGCAGATGAGGTTGCCTTCCTGAATACCGGCGTTTCAAGTGCTGTGTCGCCGTTCGCGGGCGCGGTTGTGCCCGTGCCAAGTTCAGCGAAGTCAATATTGAGCGAGTTTGTGTTGATCTGCGCCAATCTTTCAGCAATTACGGCTCGCCCGACAGTGACGACAAGATTTTTATACTCATATACACGTTTGATCTTGTTCGTTTTGGTATCCCTGATGGTGCAAGTGAAATTTCCTCGAAGTTGTTTGGTTTTTTCTTTGATAGTTTTTTGCATATTGTTTTATTATAACACCGATTATGCCCAACTGCCCAAATTCCACCGAAGTTTTTGAGGGAGTGGAACGCCGTTTGCCCACTGATAAGGCGGTGTGAACAATGTTGATGCGAGGGTTTCACCAATTGTTGCTGTTTCTGATATTTGTATTGCCGATTGTTGTGTGATTTCTTCGACAACAGTGATCGTTTCAAACGCGGCTTCGATCTTGTCCAAAACCTCATCGGGATTGATTTCGATTTCTTTATCTTTGCTGATCAACAGTTTTTGTAAGAACTCGATCATCCCGAATGTCTGTGTTGTGACCAACGTGATCTTGTGACGAAATTCGGTTGGGCTTTTCATCACCGTTGATATTCGGCTGATGATATAGTCGGTGTTGATGCTTCTGATTGTGCTCTGAATGTTGATCTTTTGCCCAACCCTCAAACCGCTTTCTATTGTTTCAAAACTTCCTTCTTCAATATCATTTGCCCATTGTAGAAGTTCCTGCTTGGCACGATCCCGTGCGCCCGCCTTGCTTTCAATTGACTTGTCAACAACTTTGTGCTCAAACGTACCAAACTCATTGATGCTCACATTATCTTTGCTCTGAATAATGATCGGAATTTTCGGATTGCCTTCAAGTTTTACCTTATCGCCTGCCGCCGGTCTTGTGATTGACCCAACCTTGATCGCTTTTTCCTGAAAGTTATACAGAAAATCAACTGTTGTGGGATCGGTGATGTTGTCAATTCCCAAAGTTTTTTGAACAAAACCTGTGCCCGTGTCAAGAAAAACCTTTGCGTTCGCATACCGGAAGCCATAATCAAAGGTGTCTTTCTCGCCGTCTGCTTCCTGTACTTCTGCAAATAAAGCACCATCAAACTCACCACCCCGAACAAAGATCGTGTTGCGAAGGTTCTCAACAGATTTTTTTATTCTCAAAGTATTGAAAAAGTATTTGCCATCCGTATCGTTCAGGTTGAATGGTGCTGTTTCAACGAACTTTGCCTTGAAAAATATGTCCTTATCGGGATCAACAAACCAATCGAACGCGACAAGTTCTGCCAACTGCTGAAATACCTTGCTTGGCTGTTCATAGTTGAAGGCAACGAACCCGATGGTGATTGGCGCATCAACCTGTGTTGTGGTAAAGCCGGCAGGAAGAAAATCAGTTTTGATCTCATCAATAATTTCATTGATCGTCTTGTCGGTGAAAGTCCTGATCACAAGTCGGCTGTCCATTTCGTGCGCGTGGTCTTTGCACATTATTCTGATTTTCTCAAGTTGTGATGCTTCAACTGTTTCTTCAATATCAACGATCTTGCCGCCGAATACCTTTGTCGCGCCCTCAAACATTTCAATGTCGTCAAGAAGATCGGGCTTGAATGTCTTTGTGGCGTGCTTTTTTAGCGAAAAGTTCAGCGTATCAATCTGTGATGTGATTACCTGCTGAAAGTTCACACTGTTCCAATCAATCAGGGAAGTCCGGTCAATTGTATTGATTTTTATTATTACTGACATTATGCAATGCGCATCTGCAAATTCAGCCGGCGAATGATTATGTCACCGAGTTCATTTGCAAACGCTTCTTTGTCATCGGCAAACACGTTGCCACTGAATACAATTTGCAAACCACCGCCTGCAAGTGACTTTGGGTCTTGTGTCGCAATTATAAAGTCGCGCGGATTTGTTGAAACGATGCGCCCACTTGGATCAATCACGGCATCTTTGACCCCCGTGATCTGTGCACCACGTTCAAGTGCCGCACCAATGAAGCCGGTCACACCCCTGATCGGTGCTGTTGCAATTCTTTTCGCTGTTTCAAATGCTGTTTTTGCCGCTTCAATTTTGTCCGTTATAAAACTAATCACTTTTTCAATTTTTGACTGAATTGCATTGAATACTGTTTCCGTGACCGATCTCATTATATTCACGGCAGAACTCCAAATATTTTTTGCATCATTGATCCGATTTCCAATGAATGACGCAATTGTATTTATAATTGGGATCAAAAAATCTTTCAGTTCATTCCACCTTGCAAGCGTGAACTCGACAATTGCACTCCATACTGCCCGTAAGAAGTCACGCAATGCCCCAAAGATCGCCATTGCGATGTTTTTCAGGGCTGTGAATATCCTGATGACCTTGATTGCGCCCGCATTTGCTATCTTTGCCGCCAAACTAATCCCCGATTGAAAGAATTTTTTGACTGCTTGCCACATAGTACGCGCCATATCAACCATTGTCTGTAATTTTTCTTCCCAATTAGGGATTAGGGCATCAAGCGCAACCGCAACCAATCCAATAATAAAATTAAGTCCAAATTTCCAAACCTCAAATAATCCGGTGAAGAACAATTTGATAATTTCCACTATTCCTTCACCTGCTATTTTGAATATATTTTTGATCCCATCCCAAATTTCAGAAAGAAAGTTCATTATGCTATTCCAAGCCGCAGTGATTGTTTCAATTGCGCCTGCAATCCATTCGCTCACTATGATTTTGATACCTTCGATCCCTTCACTGAAGAATATTTTGACCTGATCCCAAAGTTCAGAAAAGAAAGTACTGATTTTTTCCCAATTCTTGATGACCAAGAACGCCACTGCCGCCAAAGCCGCCACAATTGCGATGATTGCTATAAGTGGAAGCGATACTGCCCCGACAACAGGGATCATTGCGCCCATAATTCCTATAAATCCGGCAATGACAGGGATTAGTGCACCAATACCGGATGCCATAAGCCCTATGATTATAAGCAGTGGCGAAAGCGCGATCACTGCAATCGCAATAATTCCGATCCACTTCTTTGTTTCCGGCGATAATGCGGCAAAACGCTCAAACATTTTCTTCAAAAATCCGGTGATTGCTATGATTGCCGGTTCAAACTCCTTGACCATAGCGATGCTCGCAACTTCGATTGTCGCTTTCAATTTTTTGAGCGATCCTGAAATTCCAGCAACGCGGAACTCCGCAATCTCGGTTGCAACACCCATTTTTCGCACACCCTTTTCAAGATCAGCCACACTTTCTTCTGACGCATCAAGAACAATTGACCACGCCGCAACTGCCCGCGCGCCAAAGATAGTTGATAATGCAATTGCACGCTGTTCCGTTGTCAGGTCAACTGTTGATGATCGAAGTTCACCAACCACTTTGAGCAAACCGCGCATTTCACCTTCACTGTCGAATAAACTAACACCCAATCCCGCCAATGCTTGTTCAGCACCGCCGGTTGGCGCGGCAAGGTTGATCAATCCGCGCCGAAGCGCAGTTCCGGCTTCTGATCCACGAATACCCGCATCTGCCATCAATCCGATAACCACACCCAAGTCCTCAACCGCTACGCCAAGCGATGAAGCAATTGGCGCGGCTTTCTTCATGCTTTCTGCAACCTCATTAAGCACTGCCGGTGTAGCAAACATAATGCCGGTGAATACAGCTTGAACCCTGTTGATTTCTTCGATCCGAAAACCGAACGCCTGCATCGTGTCCGACAAAGCGATCTGTGATGCGGCGAGTTCTTCACCTGCCGCCGCCGACAAATCATATACGGCTTTCAATTGCCCGCCTGCGATCTGTGCCGGTTTCAATCCGTCACGCACCATATCCAACATCGCAGTTGCAACTTGTTGAGCACCAAAAACGCCCTTTTGTCCAAACTCAAGGGCTATATCTTCAAGCAACTTCAATTCTTCAGCCGCCGCGCCGCCGGCTTTTGCAGTTCCAAGAACTGTTTTAATAACATCATCAAAAGCCGCCGCAGTTTGAATTGCTTTGCCTACAACAAGCGCAAGCGGGACTGACACAAAGCCAACCTTCTTTCCGGCAGATGTAGCCGCCGAACCAAAGTTCTTGAACTTTTTGCTTATCTTGTCAACCTTTGCGCTTGCTTCATCCTTTGCGCGCAGGATTATTTCGAGTGTAGTTGTTGCCGGCATTTGATCGCTTTACTTGGCGATTTTGGTGTTTGGCATCTGCGCTGAACTTGAGCAACAACAATTGAATGAACCAAGTGGGCTGATCCATATATTGTTCATAAGTCCAACCCATCTTTTCGCAAACAATTGCCATCGTGAGTTCATCGGGTAGCGAACCATGACCCCTTTGAAGAAAGGTCAAATATTCATAGTTCAATTCGCCTTTTTTTTTCCAAACTCAAGATCGCTTGTTATTTCATTGACTTTTTCAACAATTGTCTGATAATCATTTGCGTGCATATCGAGCACGCGGTCAATGATATTTTCTTTGTCCCCGTCAATACTGACGATCACTGTTGTGAAGGCGAGGTTTTCCGCTTCTTCAATGATCGTTCCTTTCAATCCGGTGACTTGTGGTGTTTGTCCTGAAGCAGTGATCTCTGTGTCTTTCAGGAATATAGAAGTGAAGGCGCGGCGTTCTCTTCCGGTCAACCACGCCTTCAACATCACTTCGTGCCCACCGATGGGCGTTTTTATTGTGAGGGTTTCGCGTTCCATATGGTCGTTATGGGCATCCTATTATTAGTAAGATGCTTGTGTGTTAGTTAGTTTTGCAGTCACCATTTTCGCATCTGTCTGCGAATAATAGGCGGTGAACGTCAACGTCTGACGGATCAGGTCGTTCTGTCCACTGTCCCGTGTCCATTCGGTCAGGATGACTTTTGCGAAGTCAATCGTTAGTTCAGGATTTGCCGCCGCACCGATTATCACATCATCATTTTTGATAGTGATACGCATTGCGCGGGTTGTTCCGGCAAGCGCAAGTGCCTTGAATGTCGTGTCATCATATAGCAATTCTATTGTGCCGGTGATGCGAAATTCCTTGTTGTTGAAGTCATTTGGTGCAAGCTGACCAATAATGTCATCACTTTCAAGATTTTTCTCAAAATCAATCGTTGCTGATTTTGCTTGGATTGCGGGTGCGGCATCAAGTCCGGCAGCAGGCGATAAGGTAAAACTTGAAGGCAATCCGAAAATTCCGATCATTATTCAGAGCAAAGAT